GCAAGGTATCCCTAGGTAAAAAGTCAAATTCCAACAATGTACGAGTCCTAATTAGCCAGCGTAAAGATGAACTTCTTCATCTCTAGGGTTTTTAGGGCTCTCTTGTTCTGCTAAGATTTCTCTGATCGTTCTTTTGATCTGATCTCCTAGCAAAGACATTTCAGGTGTTATGTTTCCGCCGTTTTTTAGAAACAGTTCATTCCACTTAGACTCGAACTGTATTTTCCTCGCGAACAACACCATCTTTGGCTGAGCCATTGTTAACCTCCTCATAGGTTATATAAAAATCATTGACGGTACTTGTGTACTGTAAATCATTTTCTTCCCATTTTATATCAGATTTTCCTAGAAAGTCAATGATGTGTGGATGTATTTCTTCTACTGTATTAATGTCTTTATCGCTTTCGATTTCAAACTTTGTTTGAAGATATTTTGTAAATATTTGTATTAAGTATTTCCTCATGAATCTCACCAGTTTATTTTGTAAATGGGGCCGTTTTTAGGCGGCCCCATAAATATTATTGATTACGCACCTTCAACGCCGAAGATACCTCTAGGGTCTGATACTCCAAATGAGTATCTTTCTCTAGCTTTGTATCTGACATTTCCAGTATCAAAGTCGCCTTCCATTGCAGTTGTCAATGGAGCTCTTTGGAACATTTTCATTCCATTTGGAATGTCTGTCAAAATGTAGAACGCATCAGAGTCAGTTAAGTAATTGTTTACTCTGTAACCCTGTGGAACCATACCCATAGATACGATTGCGTTTACATCGTTGTCAGCTGTTCCTACTCTGCCTTGAGACTTCATCAATCTTTCAGCTGTGAATTGTAGCTCAGAAGGAATAATCATTTTTACTCCTCTAGCAGCAATTCTTAAACCTCTTTCATCAGTCATTGCAGCAATGTCAATCATAGACTGCTCTAATGAAGTTTCGTTTAAGTCAGCTTGAGTTGCTAAAGTGTTAGCAAAAGTACCAGCCACTGTTGGGTGTGATGTATTAAATAATGATACACCGTCACCTGAATCAAAACCATCCGTTGAAGGAAGACCTTGAATTAGAGGCTCGACAGCTTTTACTTGTTTAGCATTACTCATAGATCTAGCTAAAGCTTTTGTATATCTAGACGCAAGTCTGTCATACAAGTTATCCTCGATTGCTTCTTCAGTAATCGCGAATGCTAAAGCTACAGTCTCGTGAGTGTAACGAGCTGTGAAAGTTTCTTGTGCTTCATCAAATGATACACCTGAACCTTCACCTTTTACTTGTGCGTTTGCAAAACCACTTAACATTACTTCTTCTTCAAAAGCTCTGTCAGATGATTCTGTAGTATAAATCTCAGCATGCTGATTTTCATACCTTTTATATTCCAGGCCGAATAGTGCATTCAATCCTGGCTCTAGTTCTTTAACTAGTTGTGATCGTGATATAGCCATAATTTATCTCCTATTCTCCTATTACGATTGTAACTCAATTAGATTGATACAAACTACAACTGATCTGAAAGCCGCATTTTCATCGTTTTCAGGATCCTCTGCAGATCTTAATAATCTAAAAGAAGCAGCGTCAGCCGATGTGTCGCCGATATCTAGAGTAGCTGAAGACTTACCAGTAGTATCACTACCAGCAGAAGTATTCATGTCATACGTTTCTAAATATCCAGCTTGTGCGACAGCAGCATCTGTTGCTACTACATATTGTTGATGTGGGTTATCAAATACAAAAGCGTCTATGTCTTCTGAGTTTGCTGGTGTTATCGGTTGCTTGTAGAAATTCGCAAACGTTGGCTTCAAAGTTGTAGCCGCGTTATAGAATATTCCGTTAAGCACACCTAAGATAGGTGCATCAGTAGTTTGACCATCGATAATGTAACCAGCAGACGAAGCAACAGCACCACCATTGTAGATAGTTGTAGTATAACCCGCGTCGATTTTGTATTTACCTTGCCCAGAAGTCGCTGGAGATGATCCAAGCGTTCCTGCAGCAACTAAACCAAAACCTTGAGTGTTTCTATTTGCCATAGTTGTTTCTCCTTAATGTACCTGCCCCGAAGGGCCTCCAGTACGGTTTATTTAATTCAGTGATTGAAAAATTATTTTTTCGTACCACCGAAGGTTACACGAGACTGTCTATCAACATTGATAGGCATCCTCTGGTCTTGCTCCTTAAGAAGATCGTTGTTTACAGCTTCGTCTCGTTCTTTATGTCTGTTCGACATATAGTCTTGACGTTGTTGCGCGATTTCTGTTGGTACCTTCGCAAGTAGAAGGCCACCGACCCCAATCACTCCCTTGTATTTACCTTCATCAAGTACAGGATAGTCAGATGCATTTTCGACTTCTTCAGCTCTTACTAACTCATATCCTTCTCTTAATCTTCCGGATATGTTTTTAGTGTCTTGAAAGCCGACTGTCTCTGCTCTAATCCATCTATACCTGAATCCATCAGGTGCAGGGGGTGCATCTAGAGAAGATGGTGGAACCCACACTTTTGGTCTTTCAGATTTTGACCGTGTTTGATTCGCACGAGAAGTTTTGTTTTCGTTTTCCATTTTACGCTCCTTCCTTCGTGTGTTTTAATTGTTTTGCGTATTCTTCGAGTGGCACACCTAATTTTTTCGCAATAGCGACTTGAGACGATGTGAGTCTCACTTGTTTGCGACCAGGCTTTACGCTTCTTGAAGCTGAAGCCACTGTCTGAACAGGGGCGGTCGATTGCTTTTGTTCAGTATTACCAAATTTATGCGGAAAGTCAACTCTAATACGTTTGTCAACCTCTGCATAATACTCGTCAGAATTAGGATCATATCCTTCTTTTTCAGTCAAATCCTTGTGTATTTCAAAAGCAGTATAAGTCATTGCTTTATCACTACCGAACCATGGGTTTTTAGAAGCCCATACCTCTGCTCTTGGATCTGGATCAGAAGAATTGTCCATTGGTGTTGCTTGAATAGTTTGTTCAAGCGTTTGTGCAGGTTTCTCTGCCTGCGGTCTCTCTTCTCGTCCTTGTTTAGTTTGCTCTAGTTTTGCATTCTCGAACGCGAGTGTTGCAATTCTTTTATTAGCTTCAACTTGAGCCTGAGCATCACCAGATTCAATTGCTGCAGCGAGTTCTTTTTGTGCAGCCTCTAAACCTGTTTGAATACTAGTCTCAAATTTCTTAACGTATTCAGAATCCGTTTTTTCAAAACGTTGTTCTAATACCTTCCTCTTTTCTTCTACAGCTTTTGCATAATCAAGAGCGGCTTTCTCTCTTCTTTCCGCTTCTCTCATCTTACGAGTTAATTTCGCAATACGAGATTGTACACCTTTACTGTAGTCTTCAAGATTTTCATCTTGTTTCTTTTCTTCTTGTTTTACTGGTTCTTGTTCCGTGTTTTCTTCTGAAGCTGTTTCAACAACAGATTCATCTTTTGTTTCTTCAATATCTACCGTAGCATCGGGTCCCGATGTATCGATATCAACTGTCTTTTTTTCTTCGTCTGGCATAGCGTCTCCTTCCTATGTTTAGAACTCATGCAAGATGTCCTCTGGACTATCAATTGTTGCTAAAACTTCATCGTCGTTTAGCAGACGCATCTCTCCACCATCGATTTTGATTCGGCTGCCTGCATAACGTGCAAACATCACCCAATCTTTCTCCTTGCACCACGGGCCTTCAGGATATCTCTCCTTATCCTTATAACATTGAGGACCCATAGCCATAACTAATCCTACTTGTGAAGCAACTTGTTGCCTCTCCAAAGTAGTTTCAGCTAATACTAATCCACCTTTAGTTTTTTCTTTCATCTTGAAAGGTAAAACTAAAAGTCTCCAGCCTGTCGGCTTCGGTAATTTTGGTTCTTTTTTTTTCTCTGATTTTTTTACACCAATAAGATCATTGTTTGGTGTTAATATTGATGACTGTTCCTTCATTTTTTTGCTCCTTATCTTCTAGCAGGTTAGAGATTTCCTGTAGTGTTGCCTCATAGGCATTTATTTGTCCTATTATATACTTGTAATTCTCCATACTGTCAACCCCACCAGAGGTGACTGACATTGATAATGAATCAATTCTTGTTCGGAGAAATCTAAGTAATTTATTTATTACTGTTTCTAATTGCATTTAGCATTTCCATCTTCTACGAGCTTGTCTTAGTCTTGAATTAGGATCAGCTGCAGCTTTTGGAAATTTCTTCATTTGACCTGCGCTTCTTGCACAGTACGACTTACGTCGGTTTGCAGCTTTAGAACCTTTTTTCACTTTACCAGTGACAGCTGTTTTTAGTTTTGAACCGGGATTTTCTCTTCTATATCGGGCGACCCCAGCTTTTGTCATCCCTGCTCCAGACTTTGTAGATCTGAAATATTTTTTAGTTTTAGGTGGTTGCTTATCTTGTTTTCTCATTATGCTGTTTTCTTTTTCTTCGCAAATGTTGCAACGTTAGTTGGTTTACCACCAGGATTACCCGCTTGTCTTTTTCGTTTGACAGCACTCGCCTTTTGCGACTTTGTCATTCGTGTGG